CCTCACCCCTCGCCCCCTCCAGGGCCTCCAGTGCCTCCAGGGCAGCCCTCATGGCCTCAGACTCGCTGCCATAGGTCTGCGCCAGACGCCGCAGCCTGGAGCGCTCCTGAGACGTCAGGCGGACGCTATGGACGCTGCTGGTCAGACGGTCGCAGCCGATACTTCCATCCCGCTGGTCTGGTATGGTCAGGCTGCCATCCCAGCAATGACTACGCCGGATACGGAGCCGCGCCTCCCTCTCGCCGGGCTTCTCGGTGCGTCTCCCTGATCCACCGTTGCCGCCTCCAGATCTAGGCGATACGGGCGAGCGCATGAGGTCCTCGACGGGTGCTCCGAGCACGTCGCCTCTGGCAGCCAGTGCTCTGGCATGGTGGTCAGGGATGAGCGTCGGGCAGGTTCCGTCGCTGCATGCCCACTCGTAAGCCAGGCCGGTGGGTGAGGAGTATTCTCTGCGCACGAGATCCGCTCCACAGACAGGGCATTCTGGCGACGGCGCCTGGCTCTCGATGCTCGGGTCCCACTTGGCATGCCACATCAGGCGCTGACCTCCAGGTGTGTGAGTATGTCCTCCAGGGCCACAGTGACCCAGGCAAGCGGCGTGTCGATGCGCTCGGCGTCGAGGCCGTGGAGGATGGCCCGCGCCTCGCGCAGGTGCCTCGCGGCGTCGTCGATGGTCGGCGCCCATGTGACCTCGGCCCGTCCGGCGTCGGTGAGGTAGGTCCCTCGCGGCTGGCCGGGGTAGGAGCGGACCAGGCCTAGACGCTGGAGGGTAGTGACGTGGTGGGCGACCGTGGACCAGGCGCGGCGTCCTGTGACCTCGGTAATCTCGCGCAGGGTGGGCGGCACGCCTCGCTGCTCGCTCATCCGCAGGTTGTGCTCGCGGTCTCGCTCGACTTTCTTGGCAGCAGCGCAGGGCGCGCACATCCTGGCGCGGGATCCTCTGTGGGCGATGTCCGCCCCGCACTTCTCGCAGGTCCTCTCTGGCATGCTCTCCTCCTCGGCCTCCGCCTTTGCTTGGGGCCGCTCGTCACGCAAAGCCTCACGCAAAGCCTCACGCATAGACTCTGCCGGGGCCTGTGTCGCGTCCTGGTCGTCTGCTAGCTGGTCTGGTGCCCACTCCTCCCGTAGGATGGTCAGCGGACAGCGCTCCTCTTGCCAGCGCGGGTTGCGCTGGCAGCGGGACAGGGTCTGCACCACGCCGGGCAGGCCGGGCCGGTTGACCGTGACGGTCTCGACGATGGCCCACTCCCCGCAGTGCGGGCAGGCTCCGGTCTGGTGTCGTGCCTCCCGGGACCGATGCTTGCGTGTCTCCTCCAGGCTCGGCAAGCACTGGGGCGCAGCGTTGAGGTCCAGGGTCGTGGGGATGGTGATGTCGGCGGCGGTGATGCTCACAGGTCCGCCCCCGCCAGCTCGTCGGCGAACCCCACGCACCAGCACCGAGGCCTCCATCGTCCATCGACCTGCTCGGCCGCTAGGCCGCAGTCGAGGCAGCGCGGGGCCTCCGCCACCGCCTCAGCGTCCACCCGCCGGAGCACGGCCCGCAGCGCCTCCGGCGTCGCCTCTATGCCGTGGTCCTGGCAGGCCTGCCGCCAGGCGTGGAGCTGGTCAGCCAGGGCGTTGCCGTCGGCCTGGATGCGGTTGCAGCGCTCGTTGGCGGAGTCGAGGGCGGCCTGCAGGCGGGCGATGGTGTCTCGGTCTCGGTGCTTCCTGGCGTTGTAGCGCCTCCAGCATCGGGTGCACCTGGCCGACCGTCGCCTCTCCACCTCCTGCAGCCGCTCCACCTCATCGGCGAGGATGCGTCCGGGGGTCTGGTCCTGGGTATCGAGTCGGTGCTGGAGACGCAGGCAGCGCTGCCTGAGCATCGAGGCGGCCAGGCGCCAGGCCTTATGACCCAGGATGATGCGCTCGGTTGGGCTCATCTCGCATCCCTCCGGCAGATGATGGTCCCAGGCGCCGGGCTGCCCAGCTCCTGGACGTGGTCTCGCAGGCCCCGCAGGGCGGACCTGACCGCCTGCAGATCGGCGCCGTAGTCGCAGGCCCCGACGCCCTCCAGGTAGCGCATGGTCGTGTGCGCGCGCTCCAGGTCGGAGAGGGCCTGGCGGATATAGTCGGCCTCAACGGAGGGGCGCAGGCTCATGGCTCACCTCCCGCCTCGACGGCATCCAGGGCCTGGACCACCGCCCGGCAGAGCGCCAGGCGCTCGCGGCGGAGGGGGTCGGGTTCGTCTTGTTGCCAGACCCAAGACTCGGCGATGCTGTAGTCGCGTGACAGATCGGGGTCCGGCTTGTAGACACGCACCCTGACGCCAGCCGCGTCGGGACCCAGGTCGGTCGTGATGATGATTTGCAGGCTGAACCCCTGCCCCACGCACCACGCCCGCAGGCGGGCGGCGTCGGTGTCGAACTCCAGGGGGCTGGGAACGTGGTCCCTCGGGCGACCACCCGGAGGCAGCCCTGTGATCCATCCCGGCCGGCTATACCAGTCCAGGTCCGTCCACCCCATCGCCTCTGCGAGTCTCACTCGCATCTCGTGGTCAGTCATCGCTCCACCTCCAGGGCGCGGATGGCGTCGGCCAGGTCGTCCAGGTCGAACCTCCGGCAGTCCTCATCGTGTGGCGCCACATCGTCAGGGCCGCAGAGGGTGCCGTCACACTCGCAGGCAGCGTCGGCCGCGCGGTCCACCAGGGCCGCGCACCTCTCCCGCATGGCCTCCTGGCCAGCGCGGTAGGCAGCGTCATAGCCGAGGTTGTGCCCCTCGCAGCAGGAGACCAGGCGCTCCTCGGCGTGCTCCAGGCGCAGCCGCTCAATCTCCCCCTGCAGCCTCCGCACCTCCCGCGCCAGGGCGGGGGCGGCGGTGCGGTAGTAGGCCACCAGGGCGGCGTCGGCCTGACGAAAAAAGGAGGAATCTGCATAATCCAGCCACTCAGGACCATCGATCCACCAGCCGTCGAGACCAATGAACTCATCATCATCATCATCGTCGCTCCACCCCCCCCTGGGGCAGACCATGCGCGCCTCCCAAACCTTCCTTCCGGATGCCACAGCCTCCAGCCGCAGCACCTCGGCGATGGTCTCGTCGATGTTGCTCATCTCGCTCTCCTCTCTTCCGCGACGCGCTCCCGCAGCTCGCGGACCCGGCGCTGCATCCGCTCGGGGTCCAGGCCCGCGGCCCGCAGCTCCCGGCAGATGTCCTCGGTTGTCTCGGTGTCGTCGGCCGTCTGGGTCTGGTCGTAGTCCAGCCGGACCGACGCAGAGGCCTCGTCCCAGGCCAGGTCAGCGAACAGGCGGCGCAGGGGGACCGCGTTGCCCAACGCGCAGTGCGGGCAGGGCTCGCCCTTCTGGTAGCGCCACGCCCCGCAGCCCGGGCAGAGGAATCGTCGGTCGTCATTGGTCGTCATGCTGCACCTCCATTTTACACCGATACTGCCTGCCGTCGCGCACGATAGCGCCCATCTGGAGCAGTCCGACCCAGGCAGCATAAACGCTATCCTGCGTGACCACCCAGCCGGCGTTGCGCAGGGTGCGGTATGCCTGGGCGAGGGCGCGGGTCTTGCCGGTGCAGCCCCGGTCCAGGGCGTCGAGGATGGCGCGGTAGACGTGGGTCATGCCGCCACCTCCTCGAGCAGGGCCCGCAGCAGGTTGCGCTTGTTGTGGCTCAGGTTGAGCACGTCAATCACCAAGCCGGCGAAGTCCACCTCTGGCTCCTCGTCGACCAGGGCGGGGACGGGTGCGGGCAGGGCGGGGGTCTGGGTCGGAGCGGGCTTGGGCCGCGCCGGCCGTCCACCCCGCGCATCCCGCAGGCGCTGGGCCTCCTCTGGCACAGGCAGGCCCTTCCGCTCGGCGTTGGTCCGGCGCCAGGCCAGGCGCTTCCGCTCGCGCTCGAAGGTGCGGTTGCATTCCGGGCACCGCTTCCGCCCGTGGCTGTCCTTGATGGTCGTGCCGCAGTCCTGGCACGGCTTGGTTTTCTCGCTCATCGTCTCCTCCTCGCTGGCCCTCCTGGCCAGCAGTTGCTCGAGCGCGGTGAAGGCGTCTGCTCCCACCGGCTCCTCGCTCAGGGTCTGCACCTGGCACCTGGGTTTGGCGGCGGTGCCAGGCCTCCAGCAGCGGATCAGCGTCTGCTGCAGGGTGCCCTCCCCGGTGCGGTAAACGAGCACGCTCTCTCGCGTCGCCCGGCCTCCGCACTCGGGGCAGGTGGTCAGGGTGTGTCCGGCCTCGGCGGCGAGCCGCTCTCGGCGCTGGTCCTCGGTCTCCCGGGGAACCGGGGTGTAGTCGGCCGCCGTGCTGGGGATGCTGCTCCCGTCGGACTCCAGCAGCAGCCCCAGGGACCCCATCAGGCGGCGTGTGTGGGCTGACATCAGCGCGCCGCCCTCCGCAGGGTGTTGGCCAGGTAGCGGACTTGGCCGGCCTGGTCGAAGAACGCGCAGCCCAGCGTCTCGTCTTTCGCAGCTACGGCCACTATTGGCCGGGCGCCAGGTCCCTTCCGGTTCACGGCCACGTAGACCGAGTTGCCGCTGGCGCTCGCGACCTGCCCGGCAATCCGGCTCTCACCGACCGACAATGCCATCCGACTCTCCCAGGCGTCCTCCAGGGTGTTGGCCAGCAGGACGGCCTGGTCGCGCTGCAGCGCCACGACGTGCAACACGCCATCCATCCGCACAGCCACTCCCACGTGGTCGCCGTCCCGGTAGACCCGGCAGGTCGCGCCGAAAATCCCTCGCAGGTCGCCGACCAGGACGGGTTCGGCCCACGCCGCACCCATAAGGGCGAGCACCAGGGCCACGGTGGCCAGGCTCCTCGTTGCGTTCATGTTCGCTCCTCTCTCGCGACTTTTCGCGATGGGGCTATTTGCCCCAAAATGGCCCCTGTAACGGCCCGCAGGGGCGCGGGCGACTTGCAGTGCACTTCAGGCGGCAGAATGCCCCTGGCGGCGTTCCTGGGACGAATGGTGGGCATTCACTCCCTGGCGGTTGCCCTCGATGTTCTCCAGCGGCTCCAAAGGGGTCCACCTGAGCCGGTGGCTCTCGAGGAGGTCGAGGAGGGTGCAGTCGAGGGAGTAGGCTCTGGCGCCGGGCTCGGCGGCCAGCAGGCGGGCGACGTCGGCGCTCTGCAGCAGGGTGGCGACCATGCCGGCCGGACTGGGACGCAGGACCAGGTGCATGCGGATGGAGATGCCGCCGTGGACGTGGTTCATGGGTTGCTCCTCTTCTTGTCGATGTCCCAGGGGTGCGGGACTGGTCCGAGTGGGTTGGCTTCCACGTCTGCCAGGGCGCGCTCGAGGGCAACACGTCGCGGGAAGCGGATGCCGTGGTCGGGGAACTGTGTCTCGTAGGCGACCGAGTAGGCGTGAGTTCGGATGGCCTCGATGGCGCGCTCTGGTGGCGCTCCGACCCGTCCGCCGGTCTCGGAGATGCGGGCCAGCGCCTGGCGCTCCTGGGTGGAGAGGTTGCCGGGCAGGTGCTCGGCGAGAGCTTCGGTCGCTGCCTGCGCCCAGTTGCGCTTGCCGTTCTGGCTCGGGGCCCCCGAAAGACTCCCCCCCGCCCCCGACCCGTCCCCTGCGGGGGGACTACAGGGGGGTATTGCTCCTGCTACTGCTACTGCTACTGCTTCTGCTTCTGCTTCTGAGGCGTGACACGCGTGACCGCGCGTGACACCGCGTGACGGATCGCCTCTCCGGCTCCTAGACTTCCTCTCGGCAGTGGCCTCGGGGAGGTCTGACGGCTTACGGTGCCAGCGTTTCCAGTCTCGGACTGAGAGGGTTCCCTCTTCGTCTGCCAGAAGGCCCTCCTCCAGGCACTTGGCGATCAGGTCTTGCCAAATGCCTTCAGTGTCCGTGGTGCGGTCGTGGGTCAGAGCCAGGTCCCTGGCGGTCACCGGTAGGCCGTCGGCCCGCAAGACGCGCCCCTTCTCGTTGGCCCGCTTGGCGAACTGGATGATTCGCATCCAGCGCCAGGGGTGGGCGGGGTCGGCTGCCGCCAGGGCGACGAACGGCGGGTCATCGAGGATCTCGATGTCGAAGAGCACCCAGAGACTCACAGCAGGCCACCGTCCTCGCCGTATCCGCCGTATGCCAGGTCGGTCCGGCCGTAGGCGGGTTCCTCGTGCCGGGTGTCGATGCAGGAGAACGTCACGGTTTCTGGCCTCCAGTGCAGGTTCACGGTCTGGGTGGCGCCGTCGCGGGCCTTGGCGATGCGGACTTCGGTCCGATAGTCGTCGGGGTCTCCGGTGTAGTAGCCGGGCCGGTAGAGGAAGAGAACGATGTTGGCGTCCTGCTCGATGGCTCCAGACCCGCGCAGGTCGGAGAGCAGGGGGCGCTTGTCCGGGCGCTGCTCGACACCGCGGTTGAGTTGGTGGACGGCCACCACGGGAACTCCGTGCCGCTCGGCCATGCGCTTCAGGCTGCGGCTGATGTAAGACAACTCGGACTCGGTGTTCTGGTCGGCGCCGCCCTTCTGGAGCAGCCCGAGGTAGTCCACGAACACGGCAGCCATGTCGGGATGCTGGGTGTGGAAGGTGGCGACCATCGCCTGCAGCCCATCGACGCCGGTGTTGCTGGTGGTCAGGGCCAGTGGGCAGGCGTGGGCGATTGCCCGGCTGATGTGCTCTGGCAGCAGCATCCTGCTGTTGGCCTGCACGACCTGGGCGACCTCGCGCCTAGTCACCTCGACCTCGGACATCTCGCAGGACTGGAAGAGGACCGGGCCGCTGTTGCGGGCGACGTGCTGAGCAAACTGGAGGGCGAAGGCAGACTTGCCCATGCTTGGCCGGGCTCCGATGAGGACCAGGTTCCCGGCCTCGATGCCGCCCAGGGCCCGGTCCAGGTCAGTCCATCCGGTGCCGACCGGGCGCCCGGCCTTCTCTGGGTCGCAGACCCGCTCCAGGAGGTCGGCCATGCGCTCCTGCTGGAACCTGGGGGATCCGGTGCGTGTGCCCTGCAGGGCCCGTCCGAGGCGGGCCTGGACCTCGCGCTCCAGGTCCTCCAGCGGTAGCCCCTGTGTGGTCAGCCGGAGAATCTCCTGGGCGGCGGTGCGGACTCCGCAGGTGATGCGGTAGGAGGCCACCTCGTCGACGGCGTGGTCAAACTGCGCCTGGGTGACGGGGTAGTATGGTTCCAGCAGGGGCAGGGTTCCGTCTCCGCGTCCCTGGAGCCCTCTGAGCAGTCCCTCGAAACCCGGGACCGGCAGTCCTTCTGCTTGCATGGTACGGAGAGCCTGGAGGGCCGTTCTGGCCGGCTCATCGGCGATGTTCTGGAGGGCGACCGGAACGGCTGGCTGGTAGCCGTCGAACATGCCGACAACCATGCGCCGCTCCATCTCCCAGAGCCTGGCCTCGTCGGTGGTGTTCATCTTGCCGCCCCCGCACATACCGGAGTCTGCTCCCAGACGCCACGCCGGCGCTCGATGCAGCCGCGCTCAACCAGCCAGGTCCAGGCGCAGCGCAGGTCGTTGCCGGTGCAGGCGCAGCGCGGGTCCAGGGCCAGAGTCCACTCGGCTTGCCGCAGGATGGATGCCCGGGTTCCGTAGCCGTCGCCGACGGCGGCCATGATGGCCTGGTAGGGTGTGATAGGTGGTCTCACTCGCGGGGTCCTCCGAGACAGGTTCGGCAGTCGTCGTGCCAGGCGTAGTAGTCGCAGGGCCAGGTGGATGGCCAGGGCGAAGGCGGGGTGCAGGTCGTGGGGTCGGTGTGAATCACACTGCCCCTCCCAGGCGCTGGAGCAGCTCGAGGAAGAGTTCCTCGCGCAGGAGCACGACGGCTCGTGTGTCTCTGTCCCTGCGCAGTCGGACGACGCAAGGTCTGCCGTCGGTGTCGGCCTCGGCCTGGTCCAGGTGCTTGAGGACCTGGATACGGGCGAGGGTCTTGCACTCAATCCACCAGGGCGTGCCCTCCACGTCCGAGGAATCCTTGCCTGAGCGGGACTGGCTCCCCCGGCGGGCGTCCGGGTAGACGCTCCGCCAGAGGATGGCAGTCTCGCGCTCTCCGCGCTGGCCCTTGCGGCGCTGGCTCTTACCCACGGCAGATAGCCTCCGGCAACATGGTTGGTCAGGCGACACAGTCATCGAACAGGGAACCCTGCTCGCGAGATGTGGGCGGTAGCGGGCGCTGGAAGATCGTGGGTTGCGGTGGCTCGTCTGCGACAGCCAGGGCGTCCAGTTGGACATCGATGATCCCGGCCCGGGAGATGGCGGCGCGCACGACACTGATGGGGACGCAAACTCCCCAAGTGTGGTAGGTCTTGTTCGGCACCTTCCTGGTGGGGTAGGTCGACAGCCACTCTCTCCGCAAGTTTCTCCAGGCGCGCTGGAGCATGTCCCATTGCATCAAGTAGACCCGTTGATCTGGCATGAATGCGTAGGCCAAGAAATCGATGCGGAGGGGCTTTTCCATCCAGCCTGGCGACTGGATCCGGTCGTTGCTGATGTATTCCAAGAAGAATGAATTGTAAGACCGACTCGACTTCTTCTCGTCGATATACAGATGTCTGTCGGACTTCAGCACGATTATCCGGTCAATCCCATGCTCTTGAATGGGACTCTTGCCCGCCGACGCGGTGTTGATCCAACCGACCATGTCGGGGAACGCCTTGCGGTAAACTTGATCCCAAAACGGCTCATCGCTCTGGATCGCGCTCCACTCCAGGCACTCTCGGAAGTCGTGATAGTTGCGGTGGGTGCTCATGCTTCGTTCCCCCACGCCGCCCACCCCTGGCGAGGAGAGCGGCAAAAAAGTTCCAGCTTGGGGAGGTCAGGGAACATGGCCTCGATGATCTCGTAGGCCTGGACCGGCTTCTCTGAGTGCCTGCCGCGCGGGGCGGTAATCACCGAATCCGGCCTGACCTCGGGCGGCGGGGTTGGAATGCTCCCCCTGGTCGCAATGAGTAGCAACTCATGGCGCTGGCGTGCCCAATAGCCCATGCCGATCTTGTCCTTCACCCAAACCATGTTTGTGTGGTAGGTGAACCCCCAGGCGGACAGGACCTGGAAGGCGCTTGCCAGTAGGGGGCTGGTTGCCCAGCAAAATAGGATGCAGTTGTCTCCAGCCACCGAGCCGACCGGAAGGCTGCAGATGTCCTCCAGGCTCATGGTTGGATACTGGTTTTCAATGGCGCGATTCGGTGCTTCGCAGTGGGTGTAACGCCACGGCGGATCCGCCAGGATCACGGGGTAGGTGCCGACACCGGACTCCAGTGGCTTACTGTTGCTGACGATCTCGGCGATCCGCTCCTGTCGGTTCTGTTCGCGGATCTCGCGCCCGGTCTCGCGGCGCAGCTCCTGCACAGAGAAGGTGCCGGCAGGTGTATCCTGCACGCGGTCCAGGACCCTGGACGCTTGCCCGACCTCCTTTGCCCCGGAGGCTCTGACGACGGTCGAGGCGCGCAGGTCGGCGTGGACTGTGCCGACCGAAACCCCGAGTTCCTGCGCGATCCGGGGCATGGACTGACCTTGCTCGCGCAACTCCTGGGCCCGGTCGCGGCGTTCGGCGATCTGGGCGGGTGCGGGCAGCGAGGAAGGGTAGGACTTCCCGTCCTGGCCGGTTACGGGGCTTTCAGGTTCCAAATTATTGGAACCTGAAAGGTCCTGCCTGACGGTCTCGTCGCTCACCCCGATCGCCTCTGCGATCCTGGTGGTCGACCAGCGCTTCTCCCGCAGCCTGGCCACCACGTCGCGGCGCTGCTCAGGCCGCAGGTGACGCCGGCAGAGGTTCAGCGAGTAGGCCATATCCTCGCGCGCCTCGTCGCTCAGGCCGGCGTGGATCTCGAAGGGGACGACATCCTCCGGCAGGCCCAGCTCCAGGGCGATGCGCAGGCGGTGCTGGCCATCTATGACCTGGCGCCTTTCGTCCACGACGATGGGCACGATGATCCCGCGCTTGCGGATGTCCTCGCGCAGGGCCTCGAACTCGTCGTCCTGCAGGTTTGGCAGCAGGTCGGCATAGGGGACACTGAAGGCCTGGGTCCCGATGGTGATGGTCTCGCAGTCCATCAGAACGGCACCCCGTCGTCTTCCGGCAGCGGCCCCCAGGCCTGCTGCACCGTCTGCCTGGTGGCCTGGCTGGCCTGGCGTCGGGGCGGTGCTCCGTTGTCCTGGGCGTCGGTGCGGGGCCCGAAGTCCACGTCGTTGGCCACCAGGTCCCAGGCCGTGACCTTCTGACCGTCCTTCTCGTACTGGCGGCTCTGCATCCGCCCCGAGATGGTGACGTGCCGGCCCTTGGCCAGGAACTCCTGGCAGAGTTCTCCCAAGCGCTCCCAGACGGTGACGGCGAACCAGTCGGTTCCGGCGTCCTTGCCCCGGCGGTCGACGGCCACCGAGAAGGAGCAAATGCTCTTGCCGCTCTGGGTTTGCCTGGTCTCGGGGTCACGGCCCAGACGGCCGGAGATGGTGATGGTGTTGATGCTGGACACTATGCTGCCTCCTAGTTGTTGCGCTTCATCTCGTTCAAAATCGACTGGAGTTGATTGAGGATGGCCGGGTTGGACTTGGCAGCCTTGGCAATCCAGGCCGGGTCGTCGAACAAGTCCATCTGCTTCGGCTTGGAAGGCTTCGGCTCAGCAATGGCCTTCATCCACTGGGATTCAGCCTTGTGATACGGGTTGGCATTCATCAGATCCATCAGGCTCTTTCGGTCCACGACGACGACGAAAACGGTCTCGACTCTTCCGTCAGGGCCCTGCACCTGGACCTCTTGCCTCTTGTATCGCAGCCAGTGCTTACGGACAGGGCATGACCCATTGAACGCCTGGTGTTCGATGGTGGACAACGACCGGCCGGAGATAGATGCGGCCACGTCGCAGCGAATCCAGTCTCCGTCAGAAGAATCAGCGCCAAACGTATCGGCCGAGGCATCAACGTTTCCCGGGATGGGATCGTCTGTGTCCAGAAGGGCGCGCCCATTCTGGTCGAACAAATGACCCACTGGAAGGCCGAAATACTTGCTGATGGCCGCTTGGTATGGAGGCCGAGTTCCGTTGACCCTTCTTTCGATCTCTCCGATGGCGTTGCCGCTGAGCCCAACAGCGTCCCCAACCTCACGCTGCGACAGATTGCCTTCAACCCTGAGTCGTCTGAGTTTCGTCATGTCCTCTCTCCTCTCTCTCCGCCATCAGGCGGCCACGTCGGCGGCCTTGCGCCGGCTCTTCTTGTACTCGCGCTCCGCGTCGCGGAATGCGTCTGACAGGGGAATGCAGGCCTCGAACAGTTGCCCCAGGCGCTTCCAGTCGGACCGAGGAATCTCGCGCACCTCGAAATCCGCGTCCTCCCGCCCGATGCGGACGATGCGCATGGCGCTGACGGTGCCGCGCCCCATCTCGCGCAAGGCCTTGGCATAGGCCACGACTTGGAGGCTGTAATTCCAGTAGACGGCCTTCGAGGTCTTCCAGTCGACGAGCACCGGCTGCCCGTCCTTGTCGGCCGCGAGGAAGTCCAGTTGCCCGGCGTAGCCGAGCGGGGCGTGATAGACCATCAACTCGGTCTGGATGACCGACAGCCCAGCCTGGTCCCACCAGCGCCGGAACAGGTCGTAGCAGTTGGCGACGCGCGGGTCCTGCCCGGCCATGTCCTGCTCCTGGCCGGTGCGGATGAATGCCTCCACGTAGTCGTGAGCGATGGTGCCGAGCTCGGCGGCCTCGGTCTTGGTCCGGTAGTGGGCCATCCGGGCCTCGCGCAGGAGGGCCTCCATGTCCGGCTGCGTGAACCGGGCAACGCCGTCGGCGTCGTAGTCGACCCGCTCGCGGATGTAGTCCATGCTCTGGTCGACGGCCCACTGGATGAGGGCCTCCTTGTTGAGGACTCCGAGCACCGAGGTCACGGACCGCAGGCGGTATTCAGCGCCGTCCTTGCAGGTGGCGACGTAGTAGCGGTAGTCGCGCCCGAATGCGTGTCCGGTGCGCTGCTCGACGCCGCACACGTTGTCGCTCGTCAGGGCCCCGATGGGGGCGTAGGGGGTGTACTGACTCGCCATCAGAACGGAACGTCCTCTCCCGGCTGCAGGCTCTGGACATAGCCGATCAGGCGCTGCAGCTGGTCGTTGCTGGCGGTCTGGAGCGAGGGCTCGCCGTTCACGATCGGCAGCATGTCGGGGTGGTCCTCGGCGATGGTGAGCAGGCCGGTGCGGACCACGGCTTTGGCCTGGTCGGGGGGGGCGCCGTCGGCGTAGTAGTCGACCAGGACGTCCCAGCACCGCTTGCGGAGGGCGGCCCTGCCGTTGTCCTCGCGATAGGCGGTGGGCGGGGCCTCCCGTGTGGTGCCGTTCTGGTTGACGCGGCGCTCCTGCTGGGGAGCCTGCTGGGCGGGAGCCTGGCGGCGTCCGTTGTTGGGTCTCTGCTGGGGGGCGACCTGGGCGGGGGCCTGATGCCCGGAGTCGGCGTCCTCTTGGGCGATCTGGTCAACCGGGATCTGCAGTTGCGAGATCAGGAAGTATTTCCTCGCGGCCGTTGCGGCCTTGTTTGGGCCCTTGTCCTGGCCGTCCTCGGCCTCGCTCAGCCACGGGACCGAGATGGTCTCCCCGGTGTCCCCGCAGACCCAGACGAATTCCCAGCCCATGCGGATGTTGGTCATCGTCCCGCCAAATTTGGTCGGGCGCTCGACCCGCTCCACGCGGTCCAGCAATGCGCGCTGGAGGAGGATGACGTTGTGCTTGGCCATCAAGTCCCTGGTGGCCTCGTAGACGTCAATGGCGGTGACGTAGTGGTATTTATGGCTGGGGTTCCAGCCGCGCTTCTCGACGCCGGAAACCGCGCCGATCATGCTGGCGAGTTTGGCCGCCAGCCGAGGGGAACTGGTGGCGTCGCTCATGCCGCCCCCCTGGCCACGCGGTCGGCGGCCTCCTCGGCGCGGTAGTCGCGCAGGCGCTCCAGGTCGTCGGCGAGCTTGTGCTCGTCGATGCTGTCCGACTCACACTCCTCGCAGTAATCCCGACCGGACAGCAGGGAGGCCATCTGCATCCCGCAGCAGACGCACCGGCGTAGGGGCAGGCGCTTGCGCCGGGACTCCTGTCCAGCCATGACCCTCTGCCGAATCTGCTGCTCCAGCGGGTCCAGTCGGCGCATCGCCTCGACGATCTGGTCGATGACCCACTCGGCGCCGAACAGGTCTCCATCCGGGTTGCGCTTGTGGCGGCTGACCAGGCTGGCGACCTCGGTCGCGATAGGGTATGCCACCTGCTCTGCTCTCCGCATCAGGTCGTCGCAGGGGGCGCAGCGAGTCTTGCTTCCTGCGGGCTGGTCACACATCAGGCACCTCATTTGCCCGTCCTCCTCTCGTGTGTTACGCTTGAGGAGTCGAGGCTTGCCTCGTCTCCTCTCTCTGGCCCCGGGGCGCTCTCCCTGGGGCCTCTTTTTGTTCAGTCGGGCCACGCCGTCGCGGGCCAGTCGATGGCCCAGGCGGGCTCGCATCCATCCATGCGGGCCGCGTAGCTAATTCGCTGCTGGAACCGCTCAGGGCTGGCCGCCCGGAGCAGGAAAAACGACAGGCTGGCCCCCTCGGGCAGCGTCGTCGCCCCCTCGGGCAGGCGGGGGCCCTGGTAGAGGGCCAGATAGTGCGCGTCGCCGTCCTGCAGAGTCGGCACGTTGACCCGCGCCATCGGGACCTCAGCCCCGACCATGGCGCTGATGACGGCCGCCGTGTCGGCGTGGCCGACAGCGGACAAGCACTCTTCGGAACCGAAGGCTTCGCCGACCACTTCGGGTGCGACTGGTTTGACGCTCAGCATGATCCCCTCCGGTGGGATCAGTGCGCCGGGAATCGCGTTAAGCAGATACATCACTTCTTCTCCTCTCGTGTCACGGCGCCCAGGCCGTGTAGGCCGGGGGCGGCTCAGAACTGGTGCCGGTGGCGTAGGCGACCCACAGGACGCCCCACGCGAACCCGCGCATCGCGGGCATCCAGAGCACCATCGCGGCGACCCAGGCCAGGACCCAGGCGGGCCAGTTGGTGGGCGGGGTCAGGTCGTGCATCAGGTCGTGCATCATCTCGTGCTCTTCTCGGTCGTTGGCGGGTAGAGCTTGCGCCGGGTGAGCGGTCCGGTGACCCAGACGCCTGGGCGCTTGAGGGTGGTCTTGAGGCGGCGCTCCCGGCGCCGGCGTTCTAGGTCTGTCAGGGCGGGGGGCACAGTGTCGGGTCGCGTCTTCATACCGCCCCCTCGGCCGGGGACGGCTCGTCGAGCAGGGCGCCGACGGTGGTGTTCAGGGCGGCGGCGAGGCGCTTCAGGGTGTAGATATCGGGAGCCCGCTCGCCAGTCTCCCATCGAGCGACCGTGATGGGGTGGACCCCCAGCATTTCGGCCAGAGCCACCTGTGTAAGCCCCGACCTGTTACGGGCCGGGGCGAGCCCCGGAACCCTGGTCTCGCTATCCATTTCGGCTAGCACCTCCTGCTGTCATACTAGCCGGAACGGATAGTGAAGTCAATAGGGATTCCGGGGGTTCTCGGGGGGGGTATAACCGGCATGGTTAGTAGAAAGGACGCGGTCAAGGCCCGCATCAAGCAGGCTAGAGAGGCGTGCGGGCTGACCATGAAGCAGATGACGAAGGCGATCGGGGGCGCCGAGGGGCGGCGCCAGGCCGCGAGCCGTGTGGCGCTGGAGAACCATAGACTGAAGATCCAGGAGGCGGCTCACGGCTCGTCTAGCTCCAGGGCAGCCAGGATGAGCTGGCGGACCCAGGCTGACCCTCCCCGTTCCATGACCTGCTCCAGGACCTCAGGGGACAGACGCAGTGTCAAGCGGGGCGCCCCCTGGCCGTCATAGACTCGGGGGCGATGCGGGGCGCGCTTCGTCGGCTCTTCCATGCCCCTATGATAATGTCTGACAAAAACTCCTGCAACCCTATTGACTTTCCGTCAGACAGAAACTATACTGAAGACGTCGGGCGGGCCGGACAAGCGGCCGACGACCAGGAGGACAAGATGACCAGCACCTTCACCACTGAAGTCCACGGCCAAGAAGTGACGATCGAGGTTTTCTTCGATGAGCAGCCGGGTGTTGAGCCTGGCTGGTGCTGGCGGGGAAAGGGCCAGGACGCCGGCGTAGTCGGCGGTGACATCCTGGACGCGACCAACGAAGAGGACGCCGTCGACGAGGCCAAGAGGTTCTTCGGCCTGTAAGCCCTGCCTGATGAGCCCGGGTGGCCCCCGGGCGAAACGCCGTGAGGCGTCGCAGGAAGCCGCCTGGAGGAGACATGACCGACACGATCGCCATCACCTGCTCGGCCTGCAAGTCCGAGCGCCCCAGTAAACCCACTCGCGCGGGGGACGTTGCCCTCCCTCGGGGCTGGAAACGGCACAAAGAAGAGCCGTACTGTCCCAAGTGCTGGGGCGACCGGTTCGTCCTCCGGGCCATCACCGTCCCCGTGGCAGGCCCGGTCGGCCAGACATGGGAGGAGTTGCGGGCCGCTCTACGGACCGCCTTCACGACCTCGACGGCGGCGGCGAACGTCGTCGTCCAGGCCCTGGCCAGGGAGGATGTGGTTCGGGTCCCGGACATGGAGAAGCTTGGTCCCTGCCCTACCCCCTACCTGTATCCTGTGGTCCGGCAGGCGGTGCCCGACCTGGATCCCACATCGGCAACGGCCCTCATCCGGGCCATTGAGGGCAAATACCGGGCTGTCCGGTATGATGTGATCTGGCTGCGCACGGCAGCCTGGCCGGCATACCGCTACCCGCAACCCTATCCCGTGCACAACCAAGCCTGGTCGTTGTCCGCAGAGGACGGCGGCGCGCTGGTGCTGTCCGTGCGGTTCCAGGGGCAGCGTTGGGCCCTGCGCCTGCGTGGCGGCCCAGGCTTTCGCCGGCAGCGGCGCGCGCTGGAATCGTTGCTGTCCGGCGAATCACTGCAGGGAGAGGCCAGCCTCTACGAGGTCGGGGCTCGCCCTGGCGACCACCGGCCGAACGGTAGCGGGCGCACCCGCCTCATGGCGAAGCTCGTGCTGTGGATGCCCAAGCAAGAAGCCCGCGAGGCAACCGGGCAGATGCTGGTTGAGGGGACTCCGGAGGAGTTTCTGGTGGCCACCATCGGGGATGGTGTGCGCTGGGTCATCAACGGCGACCGCATCCGCTCTCAGGTCGTGGGCTACGACCGCGCGCGGAAGCGTCGGGCCGAGGATCTAAAGCACGAGAAGCGCTGGCCGGCGAGGCGGCGTGAGGCGTGGCTGCGTGAGGGCCGCGAGGCCGCCAGTCGCCAGCAGCATCGCCTGGCCACCTATTGCCACGAGGTGAGTCACATGGTAGTGGAGCGGGCGCGTAGAGCCGGAGTGGCAGAGATTGTGCTGGACCTGTCGCGTGCCTGGTTTGTCCGGCCATTCCCCTGGCACCTCTTGCAGGAGAAGCTCGCCTACAAGGCGAACGAACGCGGCATAGTCCTGACGATTTCCGCGAGCGCCCCGGCAGGTCCTCCCGCCCAGGAGGTGCTCGCCACCACCTGACGACAGGACGCAACAGTTCAAGCGGCCATCGCAAGGCCGACCGCGAGTAAGGGCCACAGGCCGGGCGCCGGGCACCGCTCGCAGAACGCGGCAAATCAAGCGCGAGGATACAGGCCTGTAGGCCGCCGCCCTCGCAACACGCAGACCGCACTGGTCTGGTTGCGAGGTGCGAAAACGGCGACGAAAGCCCGTGGTTATCGAACTCCTCGCAACACGCAGACCGCACTGGTCTGGTTGCGAGGAGGTCCTCCTCTTCCTCCTCGTCCGAGGTCACGGCCCTCGCAACACGCAGACCGCACTGGTCTGGTTGCGAGTTTCGGCCGAGGCCCGTTCTTTCTGCACGAGCGCAACTCGCAACACGCAGACCGCACTGGTCAGGTTGCGAGGGCGCGGCCCCATTGAGTAGGACAATGGTCTGGTTGCGAGAATGCCTTGCTGAGGCCGGCAGGGACCCGCCTCCTGACGTCGTAGTAAACACTCGCCCCCGCGGCCCCGGGTGCCGCTCCCGCCGGAGCATACCCACCTGGTCCAAGCCGCGGACCAGGAACAGGCGTTCTCACGGACGGCGGTCCGGCCTGACCCGCGGGGGTGCGCAGCAGGAGCCCTGGCAGCGATGCCGGGGCTCTTGTCATGTCTCGACGGCCACAGGTGTTCGGCCGCCCGCGCAGAAAAAAGACGCCCGGGGGAGTCCCCGAGCGCCCAGACCCTAAACCACGACAGGCACAGGTTTCGGCGCTGGCCTCCCGGATCCTCCTGGAGGTGCGCATGGCGCGAGCCGATGGCAAAGACCGGGGTCTCTTCCAGCGCCCGCCGGGCTCCGGCGTCGCAACCGGCACCGGAACCGGCACCACGCAAAAAAGCCCCCCTCCCGGTCAGGGGAGAGGGGCTCTCGGTCAGGTGATGGTCGTGGGTCAGGCGCGAAGGGCGAGCACCGCCGAGATGATGCTGCCGGCGATGGCCAGGGCCTCCTGGGCGTCGATCCGGCCGTCGTCCTCCAGCGCGCGGAGGACCTGCTCGGCGACGGGCACCAGGACCTCGATGACGCGCCCTCCGGGGAGCTGCAGGGCCAGCGCCAGGCGCGCCACATCAGGGGCGTCGATGCGGTCGTTGGCCAGGGCGCTCCCGACCTCCTCCATCAGGCGGATGACGCGATGTCCCTGCGCCTCATCCGGTCCGTAGGGGCCGCCCTCGGGGTCCGGCTCCCAGCCGTCTACCCGGAACACGACCAGAGGAGCCGCAGGCTCTCCTGAGACGTGCACGGGGCCGGCAGGGCCCTGGACTGGGACGGATTCTCCGGGCAGCACCAGGCCCAACAGGGTAACGCCTTGGATCATGATGTCTCCTCCTGCCCGGCGTCCACCGGGGCCAGGGCCTCCTCGATGGCATCCGCTGCCTCGAGCAGGACCTGCTCGGCACTCATCCCGGCCCAGAGGCCAGCACGAGCGCGGGTGACGATTTCCCGCAGGCGCGGGCTCACTGGTCGCGGCTCACGGTCAGCCAGACCCGGCCGCCGCGAGCATGGGTGTAGCGCACGGTGGGAACCACGCGCATGGTCAGGTCGACGTTCTGGGAGCGCAGGCAACCGTGGGTGACCTGCCACCCTTGCCGAGGGGCCAGGGGCGCAGGCAGGCCGGAGCCGCCTCCGTGCCAACCGATGCCGGCCCTGCCGACGGAGGCCGCCTGCCCCTCCAGCTCCTGGAGCCAGAGGTAGACAGGGCCGTAGGCGTTGATGTCAGGGTCGCCCGGAGGGATCTCCTCGACCCGGACGATTTCCCAGAGGCCGGGGGGCGTGTCGCCGTAGGGGCGGTCCCAGCCGGGGCCGGCCACCCCCTCGTTCCGGCATGGCACGACCCAGCGCGGCTCGGACTCCCCGGGCACGTGGCACTTGGCCTTGTCGGTGACGGTGTTGACCACGATGTGGACGTCGTGCGGACCGAGCTCGGGTCTCATGGGCGCTCACCTCCAGGGACTGAAGAGGCCCCCTCGTCGGGGGCCTCGGTTTCCGGCAGGCCGGCCTCTCGCCGGCGTCGTTTGCGGCTTGCCTCCCAGCGCTCGAAATACAGCGAGCACTCCCCCTCCAGGCCGTCTGCCGTGCGGGAGAGGAGACCGCCTTGGGCTCCGGCCAGGCGGGCGCAGTTACGCAAGACCGAGAGGCCCTCGGTCCAGACGATGGCGGCCCCAATCATCACCGGGACGATGTCGTCCGCCGGGAATCCGTTGGACCGGAACGCCCAGCCAACCCCCAGCGCGGCCATCCACAGCAACCACTTGACCACGGAATAGAGGCCGCGCCGGGTGGAATACCTGCGCTCCCGCCAGGCCAAGGCGCCGCCGGTGATCCAGTCCAGCGCCCAGAGGATGGAGACCACCAGGACCAGGGGATCCAGCATCCATCGCGCCAGGTGCTCGCCCCAGGCGGCCCACAACGCCCCACAGCAGGCCGAGAACGAAAGCCGTCCCGTCGTGTCTGCCCGGTCGGTGCCCAGGATGAGGGCCCAGACATAGGACATCATCACAACACCTCCACCACCGAGAATCCGTCTGCCCCGTTGCCGCCGCCCGAGGAGCCGGCTCCGCCGCTCACGTCTGGGGTTGCGTCCACCTCGAGCGTCCCGGCGCGCAGCCAGATGGTTCCGCCGGCCCCACCTCCTCCGCCCGTGCCGCCGGCCTCGCCCTGGGCGGTCAGGGTCGCCCCAGACGTGACGCGCAGGGTGCCGATGACCTGGAGGAGCAGCGCCCCTCCGCCGTCGCCACCGGCTCCGCTCATGGATCCTCCGCCACCGCCGCCAGGGGTCGGAGGCAGCCAGGGCCAGAGGACGCCGCCGGCCGAGGGATAGCTAGTGCCACCGGCGGCCCCGGTGCCGTCAGAGCCTACGGTAGACGCTCCACCCCCGCCGCCGCCATCGCCGCCAGCAGCGCCTCCACCACCCAGGCCACCATAGCCACCCCCCTGGCGCCCTATGAGCATCCCGCTGGCCCCTCCGGCGTAACCCAGGCCGTCCAGGTCGATGGTGCCCTCGATGACGGCGTCACCCGTCACGCCGATCACCAGGGTCCCGCGCGCGGAGAGCGTCAGCTTCGCCCCGCTGGCCACTGTCATGGAGGTGTAGGAGTAGACGCCAGGGGCCAGGGACGTGGTCCCGGAGGTCACCTCCAGGGTGCCGTCAGACCCCGTGCCGATGAGCTGCGAGAGCCCGTTCACGTCCTCGGCCCGCACCGGGCTGCCCGTGCCCTGGTAGGACACCTCGACCGACGCGCCCGCCGCGCTCTCGTGGAATTGGAGGGCCCCGACGTCGTAGGCCAGGGCCACCTCTCCAGGGCCGGGCACTACCTCGGCAGCCACGACCTCATAGGTCCCGGATGCCGTGGTGATGCGCAGGGTCGGCTTGTTGGCCCCGGTGCTGGAGGTCCAGTTGCGCCTGGTGTTGATGACGGACGCCTCGTCCCCGTCCTTCAAGAGCAGGCCGTGGTTGGACGACGGGTCGGCCATCCAGCCCTGCACCAGGGCCGTCACGTCCCACTCATACCAGTTGGACTGCGTGACGTAGGCGACGGCCTGCGCCACCGGGTCGTGGGCGGGCTGGTTGCTCCAGGTGGCCGTGTCGTCGTCCCAGGCCTCCGTCACCTCGTGCACCCCGATGGGACGCTCGGAGGGATAGGTGCCAGGGAGGGCGGACGTGTCCTCCAGGTACATACGCAAGATGGCCGAGACCACGTCTCCGGAGACACCGGCCAGGCTGAACTGCTGCAGCGTCCTGGCGGGCTGGTGCGTGCCGTCGGGAGCGCGTCCAGTGACCACGATGGCCTCGCCGGCATGGTTCGCAGTCGGGGCCTCGCCGTCAATCCAGGTGCTGCCGGAGGACCCCGTGTCGGTCACGTCCTGCACCGAGTCCGCCTCGTGGACCGTCACGCCACCGCCCTCGAGCGGGACCTCGCGCAGCCAGACCCAGTGCGGAGAGTAGGACGGGACGACATGGGCCTCCCCGGCGATGGGCACCGGCATCTCCACGCCAGTAAAGGGGTTGCGTCTCCTGTTGGTGGGCATTACGTCGCCGCCTCCGTCTGTCGTTGCGCCGCCTGCTGGAGCTGCTCCAGCCGTTCTTGTTGTCCGTGCCAGTCGGCCAGCCGGACCAGGATGTCCGGCTGGCGGTCGCCGAGGTCCACCTCGACCTCGATCCGGGCGCCGGTCACGGAATAGGTGACCTCCTCGATGGGCCTGGTCTCCTCGTCCCCGTCCGGCCCGACCACCCGCGCCCGGCCCACGCAGGGGACAGGCTCCTCCACGTCCAGGCCGCGCAGGCGCAGGCGCACCGTCGGGGCCCGGCGCTCGGCCAGCGTGACCGAGGCCATGCGCACGGCGTCGGCCTCGCTATAGACCGACGGCGCCGTGATGGAGCCGTCGCGCACCCCGTAGGTGCGCTGGGACGCCAGGTCCTCCAGGGGATAGGTCAGCCACTGGTCCGAGGTGTTGGGCAACCTCTTGCCCATCTTGACCCAGATTCGGTTGGCGAGCTTCGAGGAGTCCTCCTCGGCCTCGCACTCAGTGCAGTGCACACCCACCCACCAGTGCCAGCCCACCTCCTGCGAGACAGGCTGGAAGAGGAACCGGCGCCGCGCGTCCACGCCCCAGATGTAGAGCCCAGCCATGTCCCGTAGGTCGTCCATGACGCTGGTCAGGGTCGCCCGCTCGGCCCGGTAGTCACCCAGGATGTAGGTGGCCCGCTCGTCGATGAGGATGGGGTCCATGACGATGCTGGTCCGGGGCTCCACGTAGCGCCGCACCAGGTCCCGCACGACCTGGACAATCCGCCATCCGGACCAGGTCTGCTGTGGGATGATGACGCCCGCCAGTTGCGAGCGCCAGCCCACCGCATCGTAACGGTAGGGGCGCCGGGTCGAGAGGGCGCTGGGCGCGCTCGTGATGTAGCCGCCCCAGACCGGCTCCGGCCCGCCCCACAGGTGCAGATCCACCCGGGTCCCGTGCGTCATGGCCCAGGCCGGACGCTCGGCGAGGCTGAACTCCAGGGCGCCAGGGCCAGCCGTGGTGACCGTCGCCCGCGCTCTCAGGAGCGTCTGCGTGCCCCACTCGGAGGAGCAGATGCCCACCAGGCGCCCGACGTCGTCGTAGACCCTGAGTTCGGCCCCGGCCCGGCCGGGCATCGAGAGCGACGCCGGGACAGGCTCCAGCCGAGGCTCACCGCGATAGACGGTCCCGTCGCGGTAGCGCAGCCATGGCGAGCCGTAGCTGGCGGAGGTCACAGGTCCTCAGCCCATGCAGCGATGATGCCGGCTGCCTCGACCTGTTCCTCCTCGTGGAGGTCGCGGGTCAGGTCCAGGCGCACGCAGCCATGCCACCACGTCGGCCCCACGGGGCAGTGGGCGGCCTCGGCGCCGGGCTCGGGGCAGTAGGCCACGCCTACGACAGGCAGGCCGGCGGTCTGGAGGGCCTGGTCCAGGGATGCGATGTCTACGCCCACAGCGTCACCTCCATGTTGTTGCCCACGCCGCCGTACCAGGTGCAGGTGCCCGTCGCGAGAGCCCACTCCAGGGGCGCCAGATAGTGATAGCCCTCGGTCAGGACGGTCTGCAGTCGCGATTGCGCGATGCCGAATGCGTTGGCGGCCGGCTGCATGGCCATATCCGATGCACCAAACGCCAGATCGGACAACGAATCGACCCCCACCCCGGCCTTCCGGGCGCCAATATTCATCGTGCTCTGAGTGGTGACCCCCACGTCCGCCCTGATCGGAAGACTGGGATGGGCAAGCAGTTGGACGACCACGTTGGCGTCGTTATCCCATACCCGCCACTCTTGGGTCGTGTAGGTGCGGGCCTCAGCGGCGACATAGACCCGGGCCGCACGCTGCACTGGATGCGCCTCGTTGCGGACCAGCCTCTGGGCCGGGACGGTGTAGCCGGCGTCTGTCGTCTTGTCCGTGTCCGTCGCCACAAACGTCCCAACCAGTCGCTTGCCGTGGTCGCTGGCCAGGACCCGGACGCCGTCTCGCACGGCGAGAGCGTTGGTGCGGGTCGTGCCGTCGGACCAGGCGGCCGACAGCGAGAGCGTCAGCGTCCCGGCAGCGTCGCGGAGGAACACGTCGTAGACCTTACCGGCCGTCAGCCCGGACAGGACCAGGGACACGTCCCCGGATGGGACCTCGTGCAGGCCCCAGGCAGACCCGTCCCACAGCGCCACATGGGCGCCACGGTAACGGGTCAGGTAGATAGTGCTCGCCCCAATCACGTCGTCCGTTGTGACGGGGACCCCCGTCGTCAGAGTCAGCCGGGCATCGCAGACCGACGACAAGACCGGCAGCGTCACCCAGGCAGGCACCCCGCTGGCGACGACGAGCGCCTGCCCCTCGTCGCCCACAGGCAGAGCCTCGTCAGCCGCAGCCCCACGGACGATGAGGTCGCCTTCGGCCGTGGTGGGCGAGGACGACGGCGCCGGCACCCAGGACCGCCCCCCCTCGGCGTCGGACGAGAGCAGGTATCCCGAGGACGCAGGCAACCCCAGAGCAGGCTCACACGCATTGATGCCCGCCTTGTAGGCATTCAGGAGCGCGGCATCGACCGGGGTCACGCCGTCGACAGCAGTCGGGATGCTCATGCTAAATCCACCTCTCACGCCACTGGATGCTCACGGCGCACGCGGCGCCCGTGTAGGACAGGGTGTTCAGCCCCGGCAGCAGCCGCAGGGGCCGCCCGCCCAGGTAGCGGATGGAGTCGACGCCGTCCCGGCGCACCGTCCCCCGCTCGCAGTCGATGACCACGGTCGCCCCGTCCGCGAACGCCGGGTCCGAGTAGGTCAGCCCCACCCCGCCGTCCGTCTGGTTGACCAGGGTCACGCTCGGAACAGACTCCCCAGCCGGAGCCGTCAGGGTGATGATGGGCGGCATCCACCAGGTGGCCAGGTCGCCCGTGTCCACCGAGATGGACCCGCTGCCGGCCAGGTCCTCGTGCACCTGGCCCACGGCGTCGGAATACCAGAACGGGTCAGCCAGCAGCCAGGAGAGCCGCACCTGCGCCAGGCTCCGGCCCCAGAGTGCCTGCCAGCGCACGTCACAAGACTCCAGGAGTCGCAGCCGGAGGAAGTGGTCTGCGCCCTGGTCGGTCGCGAGATACTGGTCTTGGCGGGCCGCCGCCGCCCGGAGTTGCCGGAGCAGTGCCCGGGTAGCCTCCGGGGTGGAGGTGCCGTCGCCCACCAGGCCGGAGACCACCGCTTTCCTCGCCCGCACCTGCCCGCCCCAGGCGGCGCTCCCGTCCGCCAGGGCCCGCTCGTCCGAGTCGACCCGAAGGTCGAAGTCGTCACCCTCCAGGGTCAGCGAGGCCGGCAGAATGAACTGGTCGCCCTCGGCGCCGGCCACGAACTCGCCGGCCAGAAACGTTCCGCACAGGGCGCCGCGCTGCGTGTAGAGCTCGATGGCCATCGTCACCCTCCAGGCACGTAGAATGCCATCCGGCGACCCAGGTCCCGGGCCATAGCCTGGGTGTCCTGGGGGCCGTGGTGGTGCAGGTTCTGCACGGTCAGGTTGACGGAAGATCCGCCACCACCAGACTCGGAGATGGCCCGCAGGTCAGAGCGACTCAGGACTACCTCGCCGGTCTGGAGCTTCGCGACCACCTCGTCATACCGCAGGCCCGGCGCGCCGACCACGCCGCCGGTGTGGAAGGTCGGCAGCATGGCCCCCACGCTGGACCCGATGCTCGACCCGGCAGCCCCTCCCACCGGGAAGAAGAACCCGGTCAGCATCTGCATCGCACGCAGGGCGATGAGCTTGGCAATGATGCGGGCGATCTCGGCGATGATGGTGTCAGCCAGTGACCGCCAGATGCCCTTCATACCCTCCGAGAACGTCTGCTGCCCGTTCAGGATGCCGACGAACGCGGACGTGAAGGAACCCTCGAACGCCTGCGCCACGTTGCTGGCGGCCTGCTGGAACTCCACCGTCTTGGCCTGCCGCACCGCCGCCAGCTCCTCGAGAAGAGCGTCACGCCGGACCTGCTCAGCCACGGTCAGGTCCGTCTGGGCCATCAGGTGCTCGAGCAGGGCCTCCAGGCTCTCCTCGTAGTGCACGCCCTGATACTCCGCCCGCAGTTGCAGGTCCCGCTGGAACTCCTCGCGATAACGCAGCATGGCGGCCCGCTTCTCGGCCTCGGTGCCCTGCCAGGCGTCTAACTGCTCCGCGAGGTAACCCAGGAGAGTTGCAGTCCCCTCGCGCCCCATCTGGACCTGCCACTCGTGCTCGGCGAGGCCCTGATTGTATCGCTCCATCCATGCCTGGCGGTGCGCCTCGGCGGCCTCGCGGGCCTGTCCCTTGCGTAGGGATGCCCGAGCCGCCTCGTGCTCCTGCTCCAGGGCGGTCAAGTGCTCCTGGACCTGGGCAGCCAGCGCCGGGGTATCGGTTGCCACACGCTGCCAGTAGGCGGACAGGTCGGTGAACCGCTGGTCCAGAGCGGCTCGCTCCTGCTCGGCCTGGGTTCCGGTCAGCGCCAGGCGCTGGGCCGACATCTCGGCCAGAAGTGCCCGTTCCTTCTCGGCCTGCTCGGCCAGCAGCTTGCTGCGCTCGGCGAGACGCGCAGCCTCCACGCGGGCCAGGTCCTCGCGACTCGCACCCACGGCAGCGCCCTCGCGGGCGATGCTGCTGTAACGCTCATCCACTGCAGAGAGTCGGGTCTCCAGGGTCTCCTGTGCGCGGCTCAGGCCCTGCATCTGCTCCCGCCAGCGCTCCAACCCGCGGAAGGACTGCTCCATAGAGTCCTCTCCAGCCACGGCATGCGGTCTGACACCGTACGCGAACTGACCTGGATCATCCAGGCCAGCGCGAGTCACCCCGCCGGACCGGGTCGGCCGATGCACAATCTGCCCGCCGCCAGAGTAGATGCCAGCATGGGTAATGGCGCCAGGCTCGAAATCCCCGTAGGTGTTGGCGTAGGTCACGATGTCGCCAGGCTTCAGGGCCGAGCGGTCCGTGATGATCTGCCCGACGTCAGTCCCCGCAAAGGACGACGCCAGGGCCGCACCGATGGGGCCACGGTCCAGGGGCTTGGCAGTGACACCCAGCTTCACGCCGGCGCTGCGGTAGACGTCGCGCACGAAGTTGGCGCACTGCTCGGGATTGCCGGGCTGGAATACGCCACCAACCCGGCGGTTCACTTCTGAGACAACCTTTTCAGCGGCCGAGACAGTCTGGGCCATGCTATCCGAGGATCCAACAGATGGCGCAGCGCCCGGCACAGCGCTCGGAGAACCCGCAGGCGCGGCAGGCGCAGCGGCAGGCACAGGCTTGCCCCACGCCTGATTCACGTAACCGGCCAGGGCCGCAAAGCCGTCGGAAACCGGGCCACGCTGGCGGGCACGGATGTCTGCCAGGTCCTGCAACGCCCGAGCCGTGGAGTCAGACTCCTGCCGAATCCCACGCGAGAACGCCTGTCCCAGGGCCACGCCAGCCAATGAGAACGAGGACACGAAATCCTGCACGGCGTCCAAGCCCCGCAGGAGCATGCTCTTGACGGCGTGATAGACGGCTTCTCGCTGGGCCTCCAGGGCCTTGCTCAGGGACTCCCAGGCCTGCGACCAGTCACCGCGCACGACAGCCATGCCGGCATCGATGACCTCGCGCAGCATCTGCATCCCGCCCACAACGATAGGCTTCAGGGCCGCCCAGACCGTCGCAATTGTGCCCTTGATGCCGACCCAGGCCGCCTTGATAAGAGCGGCGTTCACGCCCATTGAGTCGGCAAGCGCCTGGATAGTAGGGATGATAGACGCCTGGATCAGATCCATGATGGCGCGTAGGTCGCCATCCATCTCGCCGAACGCAGAGAGCACCTCGTCCACGCCGGAGACGATGCTGGAGGAGACCTCGTCCCAGGCAGAGAGCATCCACTGCCAGGCCTCGCGCAAGCCAGACTGGATCGCGCTGATGGCGTCAGCCACCCGCTGGCGCATCCCACCCCAGTCTCGATACCACGCCAGGGCGAGAGCCGCAGCAGCGGCACCGACAGCAGCCAGGGCAATCACGACAGGAGCCACGGAAGCGGCCACCGTCGCAAACCCACCGGCGATGGCGGCCAGGGTCGCAGTGAGTCCACCTGTCGCCAGGAAACCGACCACAGACACGATACCAGGGGCCAGGGTCAGCAGGGCACCGGCGGCCAGGGAGATGGCAGCGCCGATGGCCGAGAACACGGCAGCGGACCTCTTCACCGGCTCAGGCAAAGCCACGAACCAGCCGATGACCGAACGCAGCATCTCGTTCATCCACGCCAGGACCGGAGCCAGACCCTCGCCGATGGAGAGCATGAGGTCGGTAATGAGGTTCTTCAGCAAGCCCGCTTGCTCGCTCAGGGACTTGGAGATTTCCTCCGCGCCACGGGCAGCAGCCCCGGACCTGTCGGCCATAGATGCCAGGGCATCGGCGTAGGCCTGTCCTCCACCAGCACCGAGCATCTGGATGGCCCGCATGCCCGTGTCGTCGAGGATCGGCTTCAGGATGGCAGCGTCGCCGCCAGAGGCCTTGTATAGGGCATCGATGGCGCCCTTCAGGCCCTTTTCGCTGAGGGTCTGCCGCAGTTCATCGGCGGACAGCCCGATGCTGTCCAGCATCTTCCGAGCGTCACTGGACGGCGCCTGCATCTTGACCAGGGCGGCGTTCAGTGCCGTCAGAGTCTCGGCAGTGGGCATGCCCTTCACGGTCATGACCGCGATGGCAGCGGACAACTCCTCGAACTTGACCCCGGCCAATGCCGCCGTGGTGGTGGCCTTGCTCAGGTTCTGGGCCAGTTGCGGGACCGTGGTCTGGCCCAACTCAACCGTCTTGAACAGGATGTCGGCATAGTCGGCTGCCTCTGCGGCGCCAGCACCGTAGGCCCGCAAGGTCCCTGTCATAGCAGACATGGTCTGCTGCGTGTCGGCCATGCCAGCCTTGGACAGCAGCAGCGAGGCTCTCAGGACCTCCTGCTGTTCGGCGGCATCGGTGAACCCAGAGGACGCCGCAGAATAAGCCGCCCGCATGGTCTCGGTAGCCGAGGTGTTGAGGCCCAGGTCCAGGGTCAGGCTACGGATGTTGCTGCGGTAGTTCCCAAGCTGGGACTCCGACATCCGCATGATGGAGTTGACTTCGCGAGCCGCCGCGTCAAACTCGGCAAAAGCCTTCGTGGCCACGCCGAGACCGGCAAGAGCCGCACCCCCAAACCCCATGAGGCTCTTGCCGGCGCCGGCGATGCGTTCGGAGACGTTGCGGTTAAAGTCCTTAAGGGATCTCCCGATCTGGCGCTCCCACTCCTTCAGCCCACGCTGGGACTCGCGGAGACCACGGGCCCAATCGGTCGCGTCGAGGCCAAGGGTCGCACGGACTCCACCCACCACCAGGTCAGCCATTTAGACCCTCCTCAATTTGGGGGCGGTAGCCCCGGTGGTAGCCTCGTGGGCTTCTGCGTTCCGCCGGCCTCGGCGGACATGCGCCGGTTGTGGCCCTCCACAAGGGCCCCGAACTGGTCCAGGCTCGACTCCCAAAACTCAGTTTCGGAGCGCCGAAACACGACCAGCGCGAGATAGTAGCGCCAGGGCCAGTCTAGGCCTGGCGCTTGCGAGCGTTTCCCCGGGCAGGCTCCGGCTTGCCGGACACGTCCACCTGGAACGCTTCGCCCACCATCAGCATGATCGGCGTCAAGAAGGCGTCCGCTCCATCGGCAGTCAGCATCGCAGGGACCCGCTCAGCGAACCGCAGATACTGCTCCGAGTCCCGGTCATAGGACACCGGGTCTCCAGACCTGGCGCGGTCGGTCGCCGAGAGGGAATAGGCGAGGTCCAGGAGGACCTGCATCGGCGGCATGCCACCATCCTGGAACTGCGCCAGGAACTCCTGCAACTGCTGCCCGGTGAGCTTCTCCAGGGTATACCAGGCTCGGTTGTCAGCCCGGAACAGGACGGTCTCGCCGTCCAGCATCATCAGCCTGCGCTCAGGCACTGTGAGATTCATGGGACCTCCAGAGGGCTAGATAGAGGTGGGGCGGGCCCCCTAGCCGGAGCCAGCCCCAAGAGGTGAGGCGGGCTAGGCCGTGGTGAAATTGATGACGTGCTGCGCGGCCAGGCGGTTGCCAGCCAGGTCGCGGGCGCCAGTGGTCACGCCGGCGATAAACACCGTGGACCCAGCGAAATCAGTGGTGGGCGTCAGGGTCGCAACCTTCGTCGAGGGCGAGTAGGACAGATCGAACGCCTTCGCGGTACCGTCAGCGGCGACCAGGAAGAACGACGCAGGAGCCATCGACGAGGGCATCATGCTCTCGCTGAACGTGAAGGTCACGACGGCATCCACGGCCACCCCAGAGTCGCCGTCGGTCGGAGAAGAAGAGACCACGGTCGGAGGAGTCGTGTCCACCACGGTAGGGATTGCAACGGCCGTCTCGTTCTTCACGAACGAGAGCATCTTGCCAGTGCTCTGCAGAGGCAGGCCCGAGTAGTCGAACGAGACCTGGGCATAGGACTCATTCGAAAACTCGACCGAGAACCCGGTCACGCGGACCTTGTGGAGGATGATGTGGAAGTCGCCAGCCCCGCCCACGTCGGCGCCTCCCAGGTAGCGGATCTGCGACTCCAGTTTGAAATAACCCGGCAGGTTGGTGCCCAGCAGGTCGAACGTGACCGACTCGTTCGGGGTCACGCCATCCGTCGAGACTGCCCCTCCGGTCAATGTGGCCAGGGTGTCCAGTCCGATCATCGCGTGACGGACGCTACCGGTAACCTTGTCGGGCTTGCTGTACACATCGAGCGTCTGGGCGTCGCCCTTCTGCTCGGCGGTGATGTATTCCATGTTTGCGCTGTGGTTCTGGACGCCGGCCACGTCCACGCCGTTGCCATAGACGGCAGCGCCGCCCACAGGATCGGCCGTCAGCGGGAACAGACGGCAGTCGTCCAGGTTGTAGGTGATGGTGTCTCGCGAGATTGCCACGGGTTGTCCCTCCTTTACGTCTGGGCCAAGAATTCGTAATTACAGATGACCCGCCATGCCTGCCGCTCGTCCTGGCCCAGCGAGAACGGAGGCTGTATCGCCTTGCTGTAAATGATTCGCGTGCTGCCCATCGTGCGCGGGGCAGATGGCTCGTTGAGCAGCGCGTAGATGGCCCGCGCCATAGCCATCGCAGCGGTCAGGCTGCGGTAACGGCAGGTGACCTGGGCCGTCAGCATCACGGATCCTGTCGGCCGGTCGGAACGCTCACCGCCGGTCTCGATGACCAGGACGCCCTCAAGCACATCCTGGGGGAACTGGCCTCGAAAGACTGTGCCCCCGGCGGTCAGGCCGAGGGCACTCTGGGCAGCTAGCCAGGTGCGGAGGTCCGCTCCGAGGTCTGTTAGCATCAGCCACTCATCTGCTTTCTGACGGCGCGCCTCAGTCGGCGCTCATCGGTCGTGGTGGCCTGGCTCCTCGCGGAAGCAATGGCAGACAGGACATCCTGAACGTTGGCCCCGACCGTCCGCAGGAAGTCCTCCTTGGCGGCCCGCAGCGGCACTTCAAGATATTTCGCCTGCCCGCTCGCGTGCTGCCACTCCATGCGCTCGTGCTGGGCTGCAGCGTGTCGAGCCGCAAACCGGACCACCCAGATCCGTTTGCGCTTGTGGTAGTAGACCCTTACCGACCTCTTTAGCGCCACGTAGTCAGAGCGCTTATCCCGCGGCTCCGGGTCCTCTGGGGCCAGTTGCTTGGCCTTCTCGGACACGTCCTTGGCGATGCCTCGGATGGCCTCCTCGAGCACCCAAACCGGCATGCCCTCGAGCGAGGCCAGCATCGCCAGCAGTTCTCCGGTGCCCTGGATTACGGCCCCGGTTATGCGCTCGTGGTCGCGCGCCATCAGCCGGCCCGCCCGGTCCAGGCGACGCGATGGCTCAGGACATCGAGAGCAAACTCCTCGGTCACGCTCAGAACGTGGTAGGTTGCGCCGGAGTAGGTTACGCGGTCGCCCTCGCCGATGGCCGTTGCCGGCCCCAGGAAAACCTGCATGTCGGAAACCACCTGTTCCCCGGCCTCGTTGCGGATGAGCCGCTTGCGCTGCTGCACCCTGGCCAGGGCCGACACAGAGGAGGCGTAAGTGGCCTGTCCGTCAACGTCGCTACCTGTGCGGCGTTGGATGGTGACCGTCTGGGTCAGGTAGGTGTCAATCATCAGCCCTCCCGCCCGTCTACCACGATCCTACCCCACCGCTCGATCCAGGGGGCCAGCAGAGCCGAAGCCTCGGGGCAAAGCCACCGAAGGCCAGAGCCCAAAAAGGTCTCCGATGTGCTGCCAACCCGGAAAGAGGTCACCCCCTCCGACTGGAGCTGCTGGCGTACGCTGCGCCCACCGGTGGCCCCGTGCTGCACCACCCATAGAGCCTGCTCGAAGCAGGCCTCCTGAACCTCGTCGGGCACTTCCAGGAGGTCTGCAGACTCCTCGGAGCAGTAATCACGAGGGAACTGCAGCGCCTGGCTGGCGTAGGTCTTGCGGCCCCGGAAGCGGCAGCGGTCTATCTCCCGGGTGGCCTGTCGGAGGGCCTTCTCCTGGTCGGCATCGCTCAGGGCGGCCCAAGCATCGGTGCCAAACCGGGAGGCGGCGTAGCCGTCGGCCTCGTTCAGCGATACGTAGCTGTCGGCGCTGGCGCTGCCGGGAGTCGTTACCAGGGCCATGATGCCTCCAGGAGGAGCCAGCGGACCCAGGTCACCCCAGGCCCGCCGGCATCGGGACTAGACGATCAGGAACACGTCCACGGCGCTGCCGTCGAGGTCGGTGTCCAGCTCGATGGTGTTGCCGGAGACGTCGGAGGTCGAGGTCGCCACAACGGGCGGGTTGGACTCGCGGATGTTGTTGTGCAAGGCCGCGATGACCGTGTCCGCCTGCAGCTTGTAGGGCAAGCCAAGCAGGTTGCCATAGCCGATGGAGGTGGTCGCTCCGTTGCCGTCGTGGGCCGGGATGGTGACCTTGCTGACGTGCCGGAACGCCTTGCTCCCGGCGACGCTGCCAGCCGTGTCCTCGGTGAACGCAGGCAGGGTCTCAGAGATGACGTTGCCCGCCATGTCCTCGCCCTCGATGACCACCTGAATCGCCTTGATGTCGTCAGCCACGCCGCCGGCGGTGGCGGTGATGTTGCGCGGGTAGAACGGGGCGCTCAGGCCCTCGGTGATTTCCTGCGGCTCACCGGTGTCAGTGACAGCGGCCAGAACGCCAGCAGCGTCAGCGGCAGCGGCCTGCTCGGCCGAAAGCTCCAGGTGTGCCACGAAGGCGCGGTCGGCGCGAACGCCGGGGATGTCAGTCTGCAGCTCCTGCCCGGCGGCAGGGTTGTAGGGATACCAAGCCATGTTTTTTGCCCCTCCATTTCAGTGGGCCGGGGCCTCTCTCGGAGCCCCCGGCCGGTCATGTGCTACGCGGTCAGGATGCTGAACGGATAGCGGGTGGCAGCGTTGGCGTTGCTCGGGTTGATCGGGTTGGGCAGGGCCCAGCCGATACGCATGACGGCGCGCAGGGCAACCATGTCCTGCTGAGCCAGGTTGAACACCACGGCTCCCTGAGCGTCAGTGATGACGGCCTGGTCCAGGACCTTGTAGGTCAGATCCTGTCGCATCGCCCAGACCAACTGCGACCAGTCGCCAGAAAACAGATACTGCGGCGACGCGGCCATGCAGCCGTTGCGCGGGAACCGCACCTGGCCACCGAGGATGTCGAAGAACGGCACCCCATTGACCATCGAGGCCGAGAAGACTGGGGCACCATCGGCACCACGGCAGGATCGCAGGCGGGACATCATGGACGGGGCAGCGATGTGCCCGGTGACCATATAGCCATCCTCTTCCACCAGGTTGTGGACTCCGCCGAGATTGAACAGGGCGTCATAGATGTCCACATGGTTGCCCAGAGAGACGACATGCCCGGCAGCGGTTGCACCGGTCACCAAGTCGTCCGGGAAGTTGGCTGGAGCGTTGGTCCCGCGCAGAACCGTATTGTCGAATGCGCGCCCGAAGGCCTCGGACAGCAATGGCTGGACTTCGCCCCAGATGTCATAGTCCAGATCATCCTTCACGACCTCGGGGATGGGCACGATGACGGCCAGCTCCTCGGCGTAGACATAGACGCTATCCCAGTTGACTTCCGTGGTCTGCTTGAGGCCGATGTCCGGGGTCTGCGGGTTGTTCGCTGACGGGTTGATCCAGTAGGCCTCGGGCAGAGCCGTGACCACAGGAATCCGATACTGGCCTCGAGAGATGTCTGGCAGGCGTCGGGCCATGCCCATGACCGCAGACAGTTCCGGGACGTGAGACAGAATCTGCTGAGACGCCTCCTCGGGGATGAGGGCCCCAGCGTCGGTACGAGAGATGTTGTTGTTGAATGCCATGCTGTCCTCCAAATGAAGAGGCCGCCCATCGGGACGGCATCAAAAATCAGGGATATGCGGGACAGACTTGTTAGAGAATGCCTCTCAGGACGTTGTTCACGGCCTGATTGACACTGCTGCCACTGCCGTTCCCGCCGGGTGGGTTGCCGCCACTGGCTCGGCGCTGGGGTTGCTGCTGCTGGAACAGGTAGGGCCGGGACTCGGCCAGGGCCTTCAGGGCCTTGCCGATGCCGACAGGCTTGCCGTCCTGCATCTGCAGGAGGCCTCGGTCGGCCAGCGAGAACGCGGCCTCCGGGTCGATACAGCCAGACTTCATAGCCTCGGCCTCGAAACGGGTCTGCAGCAGGATCTGATGCATCTGCTCCCGGGCGGCCTGCGCCTCGGCTCGGGCCTCGTCACGCTCCACTTTGATGCGCTCAGCCTCGGACATCTGCGCCTTCCGCAGAGTGTCCAATTCCCGCTGCGCCTTCTCGTGCTGCCGCTTCCAGTAGCCATCGCTGTTGCTCTCCGGCACGGGGGGCCGGGTGTCGGCGGTCTCCTCCGCCGTGGGGGTGCCAGTGGCCTCGTCGCTCATGGGGGTTGCCTCCTCCGGCTATGCCGGGTGCGTCTCGTCCTATTCGGACGGATGGTTCTCGGCGATGTCCCCCGCCGGAGGGGTCGCGGGGACCGGGCTCTCACCGCGGATCCGCTGCAACTCGTTGCGCGCTTGCGCCTCGTCCACGTTGTCGATGCGCCGGATGGCCGTCTCACGCGAGGAGAGGCCGGCCTCAACACGACTGCGCTCCACCTCGACGGCCTCGATATAGTCATCGGGGATGCCGTCCATCCAGTGAATCTCGATGTCCACCGGGTCGGGGCCACCGTGGATGGCCTGTAACTCCTGCGCGAGGGAGAGCAGGCGCCTAATGCCGGCGTCGAAATACTGCCGCTTCCGCGCGATCTTGGCCTGCGTGCGGATGAACCGCATCCGCATCGCCCGTCCCGACTCGATGCTGCCGGCCTTGTCCAGGCCGAACGCCGCCGGGCTCACCTCGGCCATGCGGAATATCTGGTCCTGGAGGTGCTCCAAGTGCGTGAACGCGGCCTCGAGCTTTGCGTCCCAAGTCACGTAGCGCACCACGCTGCCCTCGGCCACCGACCCAACCTCGTAGAGGTCCATGTCTGACAGGCGAATCTCGCCACGGGCATCGGTAGCACCGGCAGGCAACACCAGCTTCGGTGCCGCGTGTCGGTCCAGGATGGCGTCGGTCTTCGAGAGGCGGTTGTTGACCGCGTCGAACAACGACTCCAGGTCGTAGTAGTCGGACATCCCCCAGAGTCGGGATCCGTGCCGGAAATTCGGGACATGCACCAGCATCGAGCGCCCGATGCCAGTGGACTCCTCCTCCATCGGAGTTGCGTCGCCATAGACCCGAGACAGGGGCACCTGGACCCCGACCTTCCCGCTGCCCTCGTTGAGCTGGTAGGCAGACTGCCGGATCAGGCCCGGGGTATGCTCCTCTACCCGCAGGTAGCAGGTCCGCTGACCCGGCACCCGATGCACCCAGGCGATGCTCTCCGAGACTACCTCGCGGACGTTGTCGGCCGAGGTCTCCGCAAAATACGAGTAGGCTGGGACCTCCTCGATGATGACAGACTCCTCGGGGTCGGCCTCATGCCGCTTGCCCCGGCGCACCCGAAACACGGCGTCTCCGCGGAACGAGGCCGACAGTTCGGACTCGTAGAGCACCGTCGGCAGTGAGTTGGCGCGAATCAGGGCCTTCAGCGAGTCCAGGCCCGGGCCATCGGGGGCGTTGAAGACGGGCGTTTCCCCGAACAGCAGATCGGCGCAGAGCTTGCTGATGAGACCAGCATAGTTGGCGGTCAGGTAGATGATGCGCCGCCGACGGCTCGGAACGAAGGCCGATAAGTTCTCGAACGCCTTTGCGTGGTCGCCCTCGAACAGGGCCTGATAACGGGCATAGCGGGAGAGGCGGTCGGCGTCCCCCTCCGGGGGCCAGGTCCCACCATTCCACTGCAGCATCTCGCTACCATCCTTCAGGCTTTGTGGCCACGGCGCGGAATTGGCCCTGCGCCGGGAACAGGTCTGTCAGCGCCCACACCAGGGCATCCATCCGGTCAGGAGACCTGCGGGTCTCCCCAGGGACCCAGGAGCACATCTGGTCCTCAAGCCTCGCCAACTGGCCGATGTGGTAGATGCGCCCGCGCTCATACAGCGCGACGAACGGCTCGGCCCGGGTCACCTTCCCCCTGGTCGCCGTCACGGTCTTGATGCGCGGCATCCGCCGACCCTGACACACGCTCCGCAGCGTGTGCGCCACCATCGAGCCGCCCCGGTTGGTCTCCACTACCAGGCAGTCAGCCTGATGGTGGTCATGCGCGAACATCGCAGCCTCCGCCCAATCAGCCGGGCTCCCGTCGAGCGACGCATCGTCAATCACGAAGGCCCGCTTGTCGGCAGTCAAGCCGACCACCACAATGCCAGTTTCGTCCCTGTCCTGGCCCTGCGTAATGGCCGGGTCCACCCCGACCACCACGCGGATAAAGGACGGGATGGGCGTCCCCGCCGGCCACCGCTGCTTCTCGATGATGCTCGGCCTCCAGAGGGCCCCCTCGACGTCCTCCAGGATCTCCGCCAGAATCTCCTGCCGGCCCATCCGGGTGCCCTCATACTGCGAGAGGATTTCCGCGAAAAACGACGGCGCCAGGTTGGCCCTGTTCTCGTAGGTGCTGCCCCTCGTAACCACCGTCCCGCTCCGGCCGAGGATCTCCCTCAGTAGCGGCAGAGGCCTGGGCGTCGTCGTGATGACCGTCTGTGGATTGCGCCCGATGCGCATCCCATACTGCAGTTGCTGCCAGGCCTCCAGGTAGCGCCACGCGGCCAGCTCGTCCACCCAGGCCCGCGAGTGCTGCGGACCGCGCAGCCGGTCCGGCTGGTCGGCCGAGTAGGCGATGGCCAGCGTCCCGTTCGGCCACGTGAGCCGCCGTTTCGACGGCTCGTAGACCGGCATGAACCGGGGATGACTGCAGGCGATGATGCCTGACGGACCCTCGATCATCACGTCCCGGACATCCGCCGCCGTCCGCCCTACCAGGGCGATCAGTTCCCCGCCGGCCTCCGCCCACTGCCGCACCGTCTCGGCACCCACCCTGGACTTGCCCCACCCGCGTCCCGCGATGATGGCCCAGGTCTGCCAGTCACCGCTCGGCAGCATCTGCGACGGCCGCGCCCAGAAGGGCCAATACCATCGCAGTTCCGCAGCCTGCTCATCAGTCAGACTGCGTAGGAGCCGCTCCCTCCAGGCCGGGTTCCGCGCCGCCCGCTCCGCCAGGCTCGCCTTCCGGGGGTCCCATGCGGGCGAGTATGTCGGCGAGGTCGGCGCGGGCCGCTCTGACATCGACATAGCCGGAGTGCTCCACCCTGTCCTTCACGAGGCCGGAAATCTTCTCAAGCGCCGTCAGCGCCTCGTTCTTGCTCCACCACCGCACCTTGCGCGAAACGCTCGGCTCGCCGTCCTGACCGAGGAACTCGGTCTCCTTCAGCTCGGCGATGGCTGCCCGAGCATCCTCGGGAATGGCGGCCAGCGGCAGGATGTTGCCCTCAGCGTCCATCACCTCGGCGATGTCAGCGAAGGCGATGCGGCAACGCTCTTGGATGATGCGCTCCTGCAGGTGCTCCCACTTGCGCCGCTCCTCCTCGAGCGCCTGGCGCAGAGCCTCCTGCACGTGGGCATACTCGGGAGCATGCGTAAGGGAGTACCCGGTGTCGCTAGCAGAATGGGGGCTGTACCCTGCTCGGCGGGCGGCTCGGGTCTGGTTCCGGTCGCACAGATACTCGCGGATGAACAGCCTCTGCTGGTCCGTGAGCCTACGCTTCTTGGCCACCTCCGCACCGCCTTAACGAAAATAGCCGACTGCGTTTGGGCACAGTGCGGCTACGGTGTTTATACCACACAGATTGAACCCTGGTCAACCTACCCTCGAATCAGATTCACCGGGCCCAGCATTGGCAAAATCCGAGGCACCGGGGGTTCGGGCTTTCTCGGGGTGGTCCGGCCTGGTCAAGCCCCCACCCTTCAGCCGGATCGCTCGTCTGCGGGGAGCACGGCACCCCCGGAC